CATCACTTCTGGGTCACTTCCTTGGCCTAAATTTAAACCAACCCCAGACTCTAGATCTATCTGGAGTGAATGCTGGGCCGTGCGGCGCAGGTTGTTTTGACCTGTTGGGAGTGCTCTCCAGCTACGCAGCCATTTTTGAATCTGACCATCATCATCGTAAGTGTTCAAGTCAAAGGCGTAAATGTTCCCGTTTTCATAATCGCCGACAACAATTTTATTGTTGAACGCCATCTGACAATTGCTTCGATGCCTAGTAAATAAGCCGTTATTCCAGCCGGCTCTTTCGTGCCATGACCCGGTTGCCACATCGTAAACCCAAGTCGTGTTTGCACTTGGGAAGATCAAAACATAAAAGCTGTGCCCGTCTTGCTGATAGGTGTAGGCTAGTGCGTCAGACAGACTTCCATATTGCTGAATTTGCCATTCAATGGCATGAGTCGAAATACGTTGTCCTGTATATCCGTTGGCTCGATAAACAATGCCCTGCCCACGAGCATCGGCACCTAGCCAAAAAATACCATTGTCAATTTTTGCAATCGTATAGGCAGAAATGCACCCAATTTCATTGAATGCGCCTTGGATTCTTTGAAGTGGAAAGTCTGTCGCGCCTGAGTCATACCAGACTTCAACGCTATTGGTTCCAAAAACCCAAACCTCTCGATGGTCCACAATTAGGCCAACAACGCCATCCGGAGATCCTTCGGCACTAGCAAAATCAAGTGCGTCAACTGACGTTCCATCAAGAAGGCTTGTAACCCAAATTCTTTGGCTATTTGGCTCATTAAACACAAAATAACCATCTAAGTAGCCAACAGTTACAGCCCCTGGAAAATCTGAGTCAGTGATTTCAGAAAAAACATTGGTGTCATTGTTGTAAATGTAACTGGGACCGTTGCAAGCAATGAACAATTGAGTCCCATTGTCCGCCATGCTGACAGGCCCAGTGCCGATTACATTTCCAATGAGTGTTGCCGAATAACTTGTATCTATCTTGTACAACTTTGTACCAGACACCACGAACGCGACAGTTTTGTTTGATGAGAATGACCACAGCCCGCGTATGGGACCGTCGCCAATCGTCGCCAGATTGAGCAGTCCAGGGCATCTTTGAAGATAAGCTGGCTCCTTGCCCCCTTCTGGCACAACCTCTGGGAACAAATTGACCATTCGAGCGTCCGCAGCATTGACGCTGCGAGCCACGTAGCTTGAGCCAAGAATTGGCGTTTTCATCAATAGTTCCCGGCGTACACGTTGAACCGCTGACGAGTGGCAACCAGAGAATACGGCAAGCTCATAATGTCATCAGGATTGTTGACGCGCTTGAGGTTCCGTTTGGATGCCATAGCGATACGTTGAACCGTTGGGGATGGCTCAACCCCAAACTCTGGAGCCATTTCAGCCGCCAAGTTGTATTTCAAGGCTCGAAGGTAACCGGGCGGAAGATAAAGATTGGTCGCAAGGTTGGCCGGCTGGGAAATTTCCTGAACCGAAACAAAATGCCACTCTAGCGCCCGAGTTGGGCGCGGATAGATGGTCATGGTGATGTCTGGGAAGGTCATGTTCACAAACATCACTTGTGGATAAGTAGACGTGACGGTTTTAACCGCAATCCCGTTGTACTGCTGTTGATTGATCAACTTGACCCCAAACGAAACATTCGTTGTCGGGTCTCTAAAGTAGGTTGAATCATCAATCAACACAGGCCGATTGCCAACAAAGTCCCCCGTAGGGCCTAACGTGCGGGTGATGGTGTCGGTGGGCCAAGTAAAAACCTGATCCTGGGTGCTGTAAACCGAAAGACGCTCAATGCTCCACGAATCAATCATTTGATTCAAAGCGGAGAGAGCGTCTTGAGATACTTCAGCAGAAGGCGTTTCGCCCTCTGCAAGCATTCCGATCAGCCTGAGTGCTGAATTGATGAGTTCACCGGCGGTTGCCATGCTTCGTGTTCCTTCCTGGGAGGTCTACCACGGCGTTTAATCTCCAAGGCGTTTGCCGGAGCCGCATCATCTGAGGGTTGCGTTTTTGGATTATATCGCACCCATCCGTTTTGCTCGTCGTATTCGGCCTCTAGTTCCATTGTGGCAATTTTTGTCCCATGCCGGGGGTGTTTTAGATAGATGTTCACTTGATCCCAACTCCCATCAAGTTATTGAACATCATGCGTTTTGTGTGAACTTCGCTAAAGATGCTCAGGCTATCAGCCAAAGTTTTGGATACAAAACCGCAATGATGAGCCATGTAAGGATTGTCCTCAATCATAGACCGCATTCCATACATGAGATCCAAGCCAGTGATAGGGCCTGCTGGAGATACGTACAGAACTTCCTCTGTAGCTTCCGCGTCTTCAAGATCTGGCACGATGATGATTGCCTTGCCGCCAGTCTTTAGCACTCGGTGAAATTCAGCAATGACTTTGTGAACTTCGTGCGGATAGACATGCTCAAGAACATGGCTGCAATACACCATGTCAAACTCGCCAATATCGCCCAAGTCTGTGACACTGGCAACAATATCCGGCTCACACCCTGGGTTGGCGTCAAGGCGGACTTCTTGACAGGAGGGAAACCACTCTGGGAGTGGTTCCCGTCCACATCCGGCGTGTAGCACGCGGATCAAGCCGAACCCTTCCACAGGCCCAGAGCTGAAAGCGTGTTCATGATTTCTTGAACAGCCGCCAACTGAGTAGCGCCAAACGATGCCGAAGTGGCAAGGTTAGACGTAGCTTGCACGCTGGAAGCACGCTGAGTAACAGGCGTTTTGCCGTAGAAGCCAACAGTACCGTCAGACTTGCCGATAACAGCTCCGTCCAGTTGTTGGTCTTCGTAAGCAACGCCAATCGCTTTGGTATTAGGCATTTCTTATCCCTCGTAAAGGTCACCACCGGGCTGACGCCTCAGGAAATTGTGGAAATTTCCTTTGTACTCTTGCTCAGTAGTGTGATGTGATATGTCTAGGTCAGGAATCAATACGATCTCGCCGCCGCATTCCCGCCAGTTGCGGCAGAACGCATAGTCTTCACCGTACCAAGTTCCTTTGTGAGCGCCATGATTGAACAGATCCACATAGGGATGATATTTCTCCCCGTAGATCAATTCAGGGTAGGCGGTCATGAACTTATTGACCGCCTCCTTCGTCACCTTCAAAAACCCCGCTGGGGCTGAATGCGCCAACAGGTTGCCATCGGCTCTGACCAAGGGGGTGCCATCCGTGTTAGATAGCACCGCCCCCATGTATTCCTCTTGGTCCTTCTTAAACCGATAGGTTCCGCAGACAACATCGCCCTTGGTTTCAATCAGTGTCAAAAGGTCTTGAGGCTTCCATGAAACATCATGGTCAATGAACACAATGACATCTGCCTTAGCATCCAAAGCCTTCCTAAGCATGGTTGACCGAGCGTGTGAAATGTACGGACAACCAATTTCAGAAACCATTCCCTCCTCCCATCCCGCCGATTGAATCAACGGAATAGAAGCAGCAAGGCTATCAAGCGTCGCCTGATAGGGCTTTTTTAACGTCGGGATGCAGAAGATGACTTTCATGCGCTATTAGGCCGTAGCCCAAACACCCAGGCCAATCAGCGTGTTTTGAATTTCTTGCAGAGCAGCCAGTTGGGTTGCGCCGAAAGAAGCCGAGGTGGCCAGGGCCGAGGTGGCGTGAACAGCAGAGCTGTAAGCACGTTGAACCACGGGGGTCTTGCCATAGAAGCCGACTTTGGACGTTGCAGCATTGCCAACAGTCACGCCGCCAGTGCCAGAACCAAGAGCAACAGCTTGACCAGATGCGCCCACATTCAGGGTTTCATTGACGTTGCCATCACCGGCTTGATAGCCATCACCAACTTTAGGAAGTGCCATTTCAAATTCCTTTCAAATATTTAAGGAGGGAGCCGAAGCCCCCTAGGTTCATCAGCCCCAGATACGGCAAGCCATTTGCGGACGAATCACGCTGTAACCATACAGCACGTCAATCCGGCAAGGCATACGGTCGTTGTTGATGTCGTACTGACGAACAACGCGCAGGCTGATGCCGTTATGGACAGCACGAGAAGCCATATCAACGCCTTGGGGCAGCAGCAAGTCAGCCGTGGCAAACGTGATGGCGTCTTTGTGATACACCAAGTTTTGAGCGTACTGGCTAGCAGCAGAACCCAGCATCGTGATGTCTGCATCATTGGCCGGGAATCCCGTCACGGTGGCAAGAGCGTGAGCCGAGGTGTACAGGGCGGGATAGAACTTCAGAGTGCCGCTGGAAGAAGCGGTCAGGTCTTCAGTCACCGTGAATTGCTGCAAAGAGCCAGTGGACTCACGGGTTTGAGGATTGACGGCATACACACCCTCAATGGTGAACACGTCGCCGACCTTCCAGGTCTTGCCGGAGCCGGTGAAAGTGATGTTCAGTTGAGAAGTGCCTTGGGTCGTGGTCGTGCCATCAACTTCAATGGTCGTGCCCCAATCGCCGGTCGTGTGCTGCTTGATCGACTGAGACATATTGATCTCGTCAAAACCAAGAATGCCGGTGCCCATCATGCCATTCTTAAATTGCTTCGAAATGGTGTCGGTTGGATTAAAGAGACCTTTCATGCCTTCCACCAAACCGGCGTTAGCGGCAGGGTTGACGGTGGCATAACGGGGGCTCATCACGGCGGCGTTTTCGTTCAGCTTCTGTTGAGCTTGCAACAGAACCAACGAGGTGCCAGGAGTGGTGCCAGGGGTACCAACGCTGTTGCCAATGCTCTTGTAAGCGTTTGCAACGTCAGCATCAATCGAGGCTGCAAGTTGGCTGATACGAGGCTTCAGAACGCGGTCTGCGAAGTCGTCCAACTGCATGGTCAGTTCGGCGGAGGTGAAATTCACGCCGATATGCTTTTGGTTGGAAACAGACAAAGTGGTGAATTGTTCGTTGTCGTCCTGAACTTGCAGGGCGGCACCGTCGGTCACCAAAGCGCGATCAGGCAGTCGGATGCGCAAGGTAGAGCCGATCTTTGCGCCTTCAACAGCGAAAGAGTCATCATACTGGCGGTTGACGTTACGGGTGAGCACCAAGTTGTTCTCGAGGATCTCGAGAGCCTTCCGGGTGATCATGTCAATGGTTAACAGGCTATTTGCCATGATTGAGTCCTTATAAAAATTAGCGGTTCATTTGTGCTTGCAACTTACGGATCTGTCTAGCGCGTTCAGCTTCAATCCACTCCGATGCGTTCATGGTCTTCGTTGAACGAGGATCAGTCGTATCGTATGCTGGATTTCCACTAGTCCGAGCTGTAACAGGTCTGATAGGTGCAGGCGCAGACGTTGTTTTTTTCTGTGGCGGATCAGAAGCCAATTTTGCTTCAATTTTTCCAAGCTCACGCGCTTGCAAAAGTGGAGACAAACGTGAAATACGGTCAGCCTCTTTTGGATTGCTGCCCAGCCAATAGGCCAAGTCAGGTCCAATGTCAGAAGCCTTGATTGTTTCGGCCATCACTTCCGTGACTGGGAGCTTTGGGTTGTAGGCGACTTGTTCAAAGTCGTCATACTTTCCTCGGGCTTCTTCCTCACGCTCTGCGTAGGCTTCCTCAACCTGAGCACGTTGCTTATGAACTTCTCGCTGGGCCAACAGTTCTTCAGCCTTTTTAAAAGCCAATGCCTCGGCATAAGCTTCAGGTGATTCAAACTGATCGACCGGCGGGAGTTCTTTGGGCATTGATTGCCGAGCTTGCATTTCTGCTTGCTTGGCTTGTTGCTCACGTTCCCACTTACGCTGCTCTCTTGCGAGACGTTTACCGATCATTGCATCGAGTTCAGCCTGAGTAAATCTCTTTTCCTCTGCTGTTTCGCTGCTTTGGTCAGCAACTTCCGGCGCATTCTGTGCGTTTTCCGTGGTGGCCGTCACCTCGGGCGCTTGCGCGGATTCAACCTCCGCTAAGTTTTGCTGGACTTCTTCAGTCATTTTTTGTTTCCGCAGAAACCCCGGTCTACTGGGCCGGTACAGTTTACATCTTACATCTAATTGTTAGATCGTCAATACAAACCGTATTTAAATCTGATATGTAAAGGTGAGATACTGAATGTCCGAAACACCAGTGGTCAAATTGCCAACGGTAATTGTATTGCCGAAATTGTTGTTCGTGCTGATGGAGAAAATGCCTCTAGATGCATTGTTCACGGTCGGCGTAGCAAAAGCATCAGCACCAAACACAAATCGCACAAGCTGAGCCGATCCAGAACCAGACAAAGAGGTGGAGAATGGAAGGCTAAAATACAATACATTTCCGGCAGTCATGCCAGTGGTGTCAATGTTAGTCACCAAAGAAACACCGCAAACAACAAGCCTTCCAACCCTTGTGTAGTACCCGGTGGCCGTAGTGGGCGAAGCATTGCCGCCAGTGGCTGCGTCATGCAGGCTGAACGTCCAGGTTCCTTCTTCATAGTTGCTCAACACCTTAGATGTTGAGCCGGCAGCCCCGGCAACCGCTGAAAAATCAATTCCTTTTCCAGAAGTTGAAGGAATAAAGTTTCCTGTGCTTGCTGTAAATTGCGTTCCAGATACTGCACGCCCAGCAGTCAGATCGGAAACTGCGACCTTTTTCGTTGTGCTGCTTTGCACAATCGGCAGCACTTCCGTTCCAGCTAATGGAGTTGTTGCGCCAGTAAGTTGGGAAATTTTTAAATCAGCCATAATTCAACCTTTATCCAAGATATTCAACGGCAATATAACTGTATGATGTAGCAGAGCCAAAAACATCAACTACTTTGGTACCATTTGAAACAGTAATATATGGAGTAATAACGTCTCCATACAAACATTCCATAGTGGTTTCAAGAATCATTGATGAAAACCTGCTGGCGCCAGAAGGTGCACTCATAGCATATGGATTGTTAACAGTATCCCATGCCGCAGGAGTGCTGGTTCCAGTTCTTGCAATCTCAAGGTCCGCTCTTGTATGAGCGGCATCAACATCAAAAAGACCAACACACAATGTCACTTTGTAGCGCCCAGCGACAGTTACATTAAATGCTGCTCCGCCCCAATTTGTGTACGGATCAAACGATGTGCTGTTGAAAGCAATTTGATATTTTGTCCCGTCACCAGTTACGTTTGAAATACTTGACGTAATGGTAACAAATGCGCCGGGCTTTTTACCCAACAAAAACGCCAGATTTTTGGACTTACTAGCTATGCCGCCAGTTGTTCCAAGCGAAACTGTCCCATTAACTGCCGTATCGTTGTTGGTAAATGATCCGCCAACTTTGCCATCAATGGTCAAGTTGTCGGTGGAGTTGTTTGCATCGTTGGCAACAATCGTAAACGTGCCAGCACATCCCAGAGCATTTAGATAAACACCGTCATTGATGCCCTTCATGGTAATGCCGGCAGCAGAACCACTCCCAGTGTCAACCGCCAAGCCGTGAGCGTAGAAGTGCGTAACCTGATTAAGAACAACCGTTTCATTGGCCGTAGTGACATCAGCAGCACGGCACTTGGTCATATGCACAGTTCGAACGCCACGAGCGCCAGGGGTGTTCGTCAATGTTCCATCAAACACAAACCCGCGAGTCCATCGGCCAGCACTTAACCCGTAAGCCAGAACATTTTCAAATACCATTTCACCGCAACGGTTGGTATCTGACTGGTTAATTACTTCAATAGCATTTCCACCGCTGTAGGTGTCAGCTTTAACAATCAAACAGTTTTTTAGGCCGCCACCCGTTCCAGTGTATTGGGCTCCGCTCCCATCCCAACGGAAACAGGAATTATTGCTGTAATGTTTAAATACTGTTCCGTAAGCTTCATTTGTGCCTTGGGAACCTTCACAATCAATCATTACGCCTTGCTTAATCGTAATGAGATCTGTCAGCTTATAAATTCCGTTAGGAACGTGGACTGTTTTGTTGTAATTCGTATAGGCGGCATCAACAGCGGCTTGAATGGCCACAGTATCATTTGCCACTCCGTCTCCAACTGCGCCAAAATCTTTTACATCAATATAACGTGCAAGTTTGCCGGCAACCGTGGATTTTACTGCTCCAGTTTTGCCAAGCAAATACCCAACAAAAGTCGACCCGCTGTTTTCGTCTGACAGGTCATTTAGCGCATCTTCCACATCAGTAGAAGAAAGTAAACTATTTGCGCCTGGGGTAAATAAAACATTTACTGCGCCAACATAGTTTTGAACATTATCCCATGTTGCAATCGTTACGCCTGCGCTTGTTTTGAGTACAAACTTATAATCCTGGCTCACAGTTAACCAGACTTCCCCGCCACTTGGAATCCGACCGGCAGAGTCCAAAACGATTGGGTTTGTGTGATTTACGTTGCCTGCAATCGTTGTAAATGTAGCGGCTGGGGTCGTCGTTCCAGCTTCGTAGGTGTACAAAAGGCCACCAGACAAAGGGACTCCGGCATTGCTGAAAAACTGCCAACCAGCGCCACCAACAGGGGAAATGTTTACGGACATTTATGTTTCACTCCAAAAGGATCATGCCGCCATCCTCTTGAGAGAGGTTGTCGCCAGACTCAGTGAGAAGATTACCAACAGATGCTCCGCTGTCTCTGGTGCCAGAA